GAAGGAATGTTATCCGAAATTCACAAGTATTTCCAAGAGAGAAATGAAGACGAATTCTTCAAGGGATACGCAAAACCTGTGTGAAAAATTGAAAGATTAATTAGCGAGTAAAATATATATAAACAACCAACTTATATAAGTCAATACACCGCTCAAAATGGATTTTACTCAGAACAAACTCACACGTGCCGAATGGGAAACCATTGAAATTCCCGTCTCCCCCAAAGAAAAGGAAATCCTCGTTCTCCTCAAACAAGGTTATCACAACATAAATATTCACACAAATGAAAACAAGTCGCTGTTTTCATTTGTCAAAATAGAAAAAACCGAAATAACCGAATACATACTCTACAATAAATACTTTGAACCCACTGTCACTAAAATAATGAAAAAGTACGGAGGCAAAGACACTGTTGAAGTCAACGTTACGAGCATCGGAAGCGGCATAAAACAAAAACTGAAAAATGCTGACCTCATTCGCATCCAAAACCTTGACACCACCATTTCTATGAATAAACTCTACATATACGAATTTCTACTGTTGGATTTAACCACCAGTCTCCTAAAAAACATCGTCAATAAAAAACTGAGATACGCCTTTTACCTCTACACTCTACTACAGATCAAGAAATCCAGCATTGAGAACGTGAATGCCCATGTTGAATATGTCGTCGATGCGGTCATCAAATATGCTGTTGGGCTAACGAAGACGAGCGAAATTATTCGCAATTCCTACGATTTCATCGAAAAAAACACATTTCTCTTGAAATACGAAGACGTCACGCTTTTCCCCCATCAGAAACAACTGTTTTCCACCTGTAAAATGAACCCCGGGGTTCCGAAACTCATTCTCTACACTGCCCCCACCGGTACCGGAAAAACCGTGTCTCCTCTCGGTCTCAGTGAACAATATCGTGTCATATTCGTGTGTGTGGCTCGACACATCGGTTTAGCACTTGCAAAGTCGGCGATTTCCATCGAGAAGAAAATCGCCTTCGCATTCGGTTGTGATACCGCATCGGATATTCGTCTGCATTATTATTCGGCCGTGAATTATACCAAGAACCGTAGATCGGGAGGTATCGGAAAGGTGGATAACAGTGTCGGCGACAATGTGGAAATCATGATTTGCGACGTGCAATCCTACATAACCGCCATGCATTATATGTTGGCGTTTAATGACAGCAACACAATTATTACTTACTGGGACGAACCGACGATTACCCTCGATTATGAAGACCACGTTTTACACGAAACCATTCGTCGCAACTGGATGGAGAATAAAATTCCACAGTTTATTCTATCTTGTGCTACGCTGCCGACGCAAGACGAACTGCAACCGGTTTTCGACGATTTCCGTGAAAGGTTCGCAGGAGCGGAAATCCACATGATTACCAGTTTCGACTGTAAGAAATCGATCCCCATCATAAATAAAAGCGGGTTCTGTGTTTTACCGCATTACCTGTATTCCGATTTTGCGGAATTGATAGGGTGTATTCACTATTGCAAACAGAACAAGACCGTGTTGAGATACCTGGATTTACGTGAAATCGTGCATTTCGTTGATTACATAAATGAAAATAAATTCATGGCCGAGGATTTCGGTATCGACGAATATTTCGGTGGAGACATCCAGAAAATTACCATGAACAGCTTGAAGGAATATTATCTGGATCTAATTCTACACGTCGATTGCGATAAATGGGCGGTTATATTTAAATACATGACGCAAACCAGGAAGCAGAAATTCGGAACTGGCGGCGGCGGAATAGTCAAGACAAAGAGTTTCGATGTTGTTGGATCCAAATCTGGACAGCCTATTTCAAAGAGCGTAAGCATGAACCCTACGGTTGGAGGTGGCGGAGGTGCGGGGGCCGGGGGAGCGTCTGGAGGAATTCTCTTGACAACGAACGACGCATATACTCTAACCGATGGTCCCACGATCTTCTTATCTGAAGACGTCAACAAGATCGGATCGTTTTATATTCAACAGTCAAATATTGCCCCCACCGTATTCCAGAATATATTGGCCAAAATCGTTAATAATGGGAAACTGTTGAAACGCATCGAAGATCTGGAAAATCTGATTACCGCAAAAGAAACCAAGAGTGACCAGGACGGAAAAGAAGAAGCTGTCAGAGAAAGCGGACGGCTATCGAACGAGTCGGAGAAATGGATGGCCGAAATCAACAAGTTGCGTGGCGAAATTCGAACCGTTTCACTCGACCCGATGTACGTGCCGAATAAGAAGCAACACCAACAAATATGGACACCTGATAAGGAAGTCCACGAAAATGCATTCGTGTCGAATATCAGCGAAGAAGTGGCGGAGGAAATCATGATGTTGAGTATCGAGAACCATTTGAAAGTATTGCTGCTGTTGGGTATCGGCATGTTTGTCGACGGGGCTAACGTGAAGTATATGGAAATCATGAAGAAATTGGCGGATGAACAGCGACTTTTCATAATCATTGCGTCTTCGGACTACATATACGGAACCAATTACCAGTTTTGCCACGGTTTCATCGGAAAGGATCTCTTACACATGACACAACAGAAGACGATGCAGGCGATGGGGCGTATCGGGCGAAACAATATTCAACAGGATTATACTATTCGGTTTCGAGACGACGATATGATTGCGCAGCTGTTTAAGCGACCGGAGATGAACATAGAGGCGAAGAATATGTGTAAGTTATGGGGCGGAGTGTAAGTGTTAGATAGGCATGTTATGTTTTATTTTGTTAATAACTACACTTTTTTTATTCCTGATTACAGTGGAGTATCTCTGGTAAGATAGGTATCCGGTGACTGTATGACGGATCTTCTCGATTTTCGCCGAGACGACATTTCGGGTGATTTTGACTTGTATCGTTTTCTGGTTTTCTCTACAGATCTTTTATCGGTTCTGATGTTATCTCTTATTTTGTCATACAATAACTCGATATCCGATGCACTTTGTATTCCAAGTTCTCGCATATGTTGAAAAAATTCGTCCTTATCCTTTTCTGTTCCACTAGTTGCCAAATTTCTTATATACGTAGCCGACATTGCACCTTCCGGCCTCGACAAACCAATGACCTCTAACGATACTGGCGGTGACATTTTCAACAGAAAATCTAATATGAACCCGTAACTGTCCATACGGTCCTCGCCTATAACTAAATACATTTTTACCGGTTTTTGCGGATATCCATATTTATCCAAAAAATAGTTGATTTTGGATAGTATTGGGTGTTTTCCATACTTTTCATCGATTGTGTCATTCATACAAACGATCTCGGCCATGATATTGTCGACGGTTGCCTGGTTCATCTCGGTTTTGATCTTATCTATTACGTTTCCATAGATTATCATTCGTTTATCTTCGCATTCTATCGGATTTTTCTTGTTGTCCACTGTAGAAGAAAGAATGAGATTTATCCGTGCCGACCCTAACTCGGCAGCTTTCTGAAACATTGTTTTGATTAGTTCTTTATGTCCGGGTGTCGGTGGGTTCATCCTCGCTATCGTAAATACTATGTTCTCTATTTGATTCATAATTATGATCGATATATATTATGGGGGGATTTTTTATGACGTATGTTCTCCATTTTCGTATAATTGATAGACTTTTTATACAATGATATAGAAATAATCATTGTATCAAAAATAATGTCTACATTTCCTATTCTTCACGGTGAAGCTACTACAGGCAAGACCAAGGTGTGGTCTATTCGAGCATTTGAACAAGACGGTGTGGGTGTCATTGAGACTTCACATGGATACTTGGACGGAAAAATGCAGACTAACCAAAAAATCATTAGTCAGGGTAAAAACCTCGGCAAGAAAAACGCTACCACTGCGGTTCAACAGGCCGTCAGTGAAGCGAAGTCATTGTGGGTCAAAAAGAAAGAGAGTGGATATGCAGAGACGGTGGCTACCGCAGAGGAGGTGGAGAAGGAAGAAGATGCAGACACTTCTACCACTCTGCGTGGCAAGGGTATCGACGACACCATTCCACTTCCTATGCTCGCCCACGAATATACAAAAAGGGGCAAGACCGACATTTTCCAAAAGGGATGCTACGTCCAGCCCAAGTTGGATGGCACTCGTTGTGTCGGTGTCGTCGGAAAAGGTCTCTTCTCCCGCAACAGAAAAGCGTATCCACACTTGGATCATATTGTTGCCGAGTTGGCGACTTTGTCTCCCGGACTGGTTCTCGACGGAGAATTGTATTCTGACACACTGACCTTCCAGGAAGTGGTCGGAATTGTTAAGAAGGAGACGCTGAAGAAAGGCGACGAAGAAAAACAGGTGGCGATCAAGTATCATGTTTATGATGTGATGAATGGTGAACCATATGAACGGCGATTGGCCATGTTAGTGTCGCTGTTTAGTGAAAACCAGTTCCAGCATCTCGTTCTCGTTCCTACTAAGGTGAGTGTCTCGGAAGATCAGATGAAGGAGCAACATGCGGCTTTCGTTGCTGACGGATACGAAGGTATCATGTTGAGAACGAAGAACGGGCTTTACAAGCATTCTCGTTCCGTCGATTTGCTGAAATACAAGGAATTCTTCGATGCGGAATACGAGATCGTGGGATACGAGCAAGGCGTAGGACTGGAAGATGGGTGTGTTATCTGGAGATGCCGGACGGCGGAGGGAGGCGTGTTTATGTGTAGACCACGTGGGACGAGGGAGGAGCGACAGGAACTCTTCTTGCGAGGAGAGGAGTACGTAGGCAAACGTTTAACAGTGCGTTACCAGGAGTTGACTTCGTCGGATTTGAAAGTGCCAAGATTTCCTGTAGGTATTAGTGTTAGAGATTATGAGTAAATTGTTTAGTAAAAAAGGTATTGGACCAATTGGTTCTCACTTTTTTCATGTGTTTACGTATCGGCTGGAATAGAAATCTTATTTATGATAAAGAATTTAAAAAATAGGCGTGTAAAATATTCAAAAGTGTTATGACTACTACGACGACCCCCGACGACGATACAGAAATGATGGAAGTTCTATACAATGGCTGTCATGGCGGCTGGGGTATCAGCAATAAGGCGATGGGTTTATACAATACAAGAAGAACGGAAACAGATCCACCGCTACAAGATATATTATTTCCCGAAACTGCATGTCGTCATAATCCATTGTTGGTTCAAATATTCCATGAATTAGGTAGCGAAATCAACTCAGGAACTTGTTCCCATATACAGTCGGAATTAATTCCCAAGAAATACAAAAATTATTATTACATTGATGAATATGATGGTTCAGAATCAGTAGAAATCAATTATGATCGATACGAAAAAGATGAAAATGAAAAAAAAATAAAGAATATTCTTACGGCTACGCATATTACCAACGACCAAAAAATTGCAGAATTGACGAGCATATTCTTGACCCCTAAGTTTGAAACTAATATACCGTAAAAAAAGGTATTGAACCAAGTGGTTCTCACTTTTCAATTTGATTTACATATTCTTATCTATCCAGCTAAAGAATTCAGCATATAACACAACAGGCTGAGGTTGACACTACTGGTGACAATAGCAGCACTTCCAACAATGCTGTGTTTTTATCCATGGCAACCGATTTAGCAGTTTCTCCGTTGTTATTTTGGGTATTTACATCGGCACCTGCTTTAACAAGATGTTTCAGTGTTTCTAAATTACATTTTTTTACAGCCCACATGAGAGCAGTGTTTCCGTTGTCATCTTTGATCTCGAGGTCTGCACCTGCTTTGATCAGCCTTTTTACTGTTTCCAGGCCTTCGTCATACTCAATAGCACAAGCCACTATAAGAGCAGTGTATCCTTTATTCGTTTTATTAAAGTTATCGCACCTTACATTAACATCCGCACCTCTATTGATGAGAACCTCCAATGCATTGCTTTTATTGTTACTTTCAACACAATGTATAAGAGCTGTTTGAAGATGATTATCTCTGGCTTCAATATTGGCACCTGCATTTAGCAGCAATACTGGAGCTTCATTTTTGTATAAACGAGAAGCTATCATAAGAGCCGTCTCATTGATCTCATAACCACATATATTATATTTAGATTTAACCTCGAGGTCTGCACCTGCTTTGATAAGAGCTTTTGTTAATATCATGTCGTGTTTAAGGATAGCGTCCATTAAAGGTGTGCATCCATCTTTATTTAAAGCGTTTAGTGCTTCAGGAGATAGCGACATTACGTATTCTTCGATTCTCGACATTTTGGTTGTTGGTTTGGTTTGGTTTGGTTGTTTTGGATGCTTTATTCGTATTACATAAAAAGTGTTTCAATTTTTTATATAAAGAGAACATCTCACGAACACGATGATGGGCTCCGTAAAAAAAGGTATTGAACCAAGTGGTTCTCACTTTTTCATGTCTTTACATATCGCATTACACTACCTACACTAACCCTAATCCTTTACCATGCATCCAGTGTTAAATGAAACTCTTCTTCATCCTCTATACCTTCCAACAGTTTGATTAGGTTCGCAGGCGAGTATTTTTCTTTTATTTTGGTTTCTCTGCTTCTCCACAGCCACTTATGAAAACGATTTTTGAATTTAAGTGAATAATATGTGCGTCTAAATTTTTGTATTTTTCTTACTGTATCTACTATATTACAATTCCCCCTTATATAATATAACTGGTTATGGTAGATATACAATTCCCTTAGTGATGGCGGTATATCGGGTAAAGTGTCGATTTCGTTTTTAATACAATGAACCGAAATTATCATTGGAGGTAATTTCGGTAAACGGGTGATTTGATTACGACTACAATCTAAATGTCTCAATGTTGGATGTAAATCGGGTAAACGAGTGATTTGATTAGAATTACAGTGTAAATGTGTCAATCTTGGAGGTAGGTCATCGGGTAAACTGGTGATTTGATTATGATCACAAAATAATTTTTTTACACTTGGTGGCAATTTTGGCAACTGTTTGAGGAAGTTACAAGCGATATTTAGTCTTTCTAATTGATAGAACCTTGACAAATCGGGTAAATATGTCAACTTCTTATGTCCGAGGTAAATTTCCCTTTGGTCAGACGGTAGTGAGTTGATGTATTTTTCAACGTTGAAAGGCTCTCTGTGGTTTTCAATGTTGTCGATTTTCTCTCTCAATGACGAGACCATTTTGGCTGTTGTTGGTTTGGTTTGGTTGTTGGTTGTTTTGGATGCTTTATTCGTATTACATA